AATCCTGAAGTTCCTGACATCGTGTGTTCCTATGAGGTTATTCCGATAGCGCCGAACGCATCATTGTCGCTTCCGGAAACTTGTGACCATGTAGTTAATGCTCCGATTTGTACAGGAGATAATCTATTTACTGCAGCGTTATCCCCAAGCTTACCAGAACCTCCTTGTCCCCACGCCCATAACGTACCGTCTGTTTTAATAGCAAAACAATTAGTAGTCCCTGCAGAAATTTTTGACCAGTTTGTTAAAGCACCAATTTGTACAGGGGATGATCTAGAAGTTGTGTCGTTTTGCCCCAAAGGACCGTTGGCGTTGTACCCCCACGCCCATAACGTACCGTCTGTTTTAACGGCTACAGTGTGATAGTCACCACATGAAACGTCGGCCCAGTCAGATAAACTCCCAACTTGAACAGGCGAAGACTTTGGTACTGCATCGTTGTGTCCTAATTGACCAGATGCCCCAAAGGGGCTAGTAGCGTCCCCCCATGTCCATAGTGTGTTATCTGTTTTTATTGCGGCACTGAATTGTTTTCCAGCAGAAATTTTTGACCAGTTAGTGTCTACTCCAATTTGTACGGGGGAAGATCTAGCAATTACGTTGTTTTGCCCTAATTGACCTAGAGTGTTAGGCCCCCAAGCATATAGTTCTCCGCTAGTAAGTATTGCTAAACTATGATTTTCAGCGGCAGAAATTTTTGACCAGTTAGTGTCTACTCCAACTTGAATAGGGGACGATTTATCTGTGCTATTGGTATTGTTTCCAAGAAGACCGCCTGTAGCATTCCCCCATGCCCATAATGTACCGTCTGTTTTAATACATAAAGTATGGTTCCACCCGGCTGACGGATCTGACCAATCAGTTAATGCTCCAAGTTGACCGGGAAAGGATTGTTTTGCGAGGGAGGGAAGATTTAATCCTAAGCTACCAGCATTGTTTGTTCCCCATGCCCATAATGTACCGTCTGTTTGAGATGCAACAATATGGTATTCTTTCCCTGCAGAGAATTTATTCCAATCAGTATCAGAACCTACTTGAACAGGTGAAGATTTATCTGCGGTGCCACCTACTCCAAGCCTTGAGTCTCCGTTGTATCCCCAAGCATACAATTCTTGCCCACTGAACACAGACGTAGAGTTACTGTATCCACTAAACGCACCGGGACCATACTCACTAATCGCCTGTGCGGCAAATGTGGTGGTACCACCGGCTGTGAGGGTCAGAGAGACAGTGCCTGCAGCAGAGGCTGTATTGGAGACAGAGGTGCCGTCACCTTGTTTGGCAGAGACAACATACGAAGTGATCGTGCCCTCGCCTGCGTCTGTCGGAGCAGAAACAGTCACCTCAGCAGACAGCACACCTGCGCTGACAGAATCAATGGTTGGCGCATCAGGAGCCTTCAGCGGTTGAAAACCACCTGAGATAATTCCACCGGGACCTTTAGCCACGGGCTACTCCTTACGAGATTTCTTCGTATGAAACAACAACCTTCAGGTCATCTGCTGTACCGGCAGTTGCACCAATCGACATATCTTCTTCAAGATACAACGATGTGTTCTTGTCAATTACAACAAGCGACGCATCTGCGGGGACAGAAACTGTGCTGACAAGCTCAGTGGCTGTACCGCCAATGTCATCTTCGCTGTATACAGCAATCGTAATATCAGCGGCTGATGTACCATCGACGTTTGACACAACTAAGCTATTGATTTTAAACACCTTACCGGAAGAAGCGGCGTTTGACACAACAGCAGTTGCTGAAGTTGTTGTCAAGCTAACCTGATCTGTTTTACCAGTAATCGTGGTTACGTTTACAATATTGGGTGCGGCCATTACTTAATCCTCTTAACCAAACACAATGGCCATTGCGATGGCCTTACCAGTTGAAATACCTGCACTTCCAAACGAAACGGTACCTGCTCCGTTTGTCACAAGAGCTTGGCCATCTGAACCATCAGATGTTGGAAGTGTGAACGCATCAACAAAACCTTGCAGGTTTGCGTCGTATGCTAATACGTCTGTACCCGGTACCAAGCCTAGGTTAGTTCGGGCGCCAGAGTCTGTTGTAGCCCCTGTACCACCAGAAGCAACCGCTAACGCATTACCAAGCGTTAACGTATCAATGTACTCGATCCCGCTGACAACATTAGTACCGTCCGCATAAACAATCGAAGTCACGCCATTAGGAATAGTGATTCCTGTGCCCGCAGATGTCTTGACAACAATGTCTTGGCTACCAGTTGTATTGTTCTCAACGATATACAGCTTATTGATCGTTGGGACAACCAAGTTACGAGTCGTGGAAATTGTTCCTGTGACGTTCAGGATTAGATTACGGAATACCTGAGCACCATTAGTATCTGTATAACCAAGCGTTAGATCAGCGTCAGAGGCAAAGTTTGCTTCCGCTCGGCCAGTAATTGCTTCCCCGAGTGCCGTGCCGAGGTTGGTGTTTGTTGTGGTGCCCCAAGAACCGGATTGCTCGCCCGTTGCGATCAACTCAATCTTGAGATCAGAATATGTGCTGCTCATCTAAAAATCCTCTAAGCCGCTATTTCGGTCCAAATTGTTGATTCGGCAGGTGACACTTCCGTCCATCCTGGGTCTTGTGATGGATCAATTTTACTCCAAATGAGAACTTTTCCAACACCTCCGGTCGCCTCAAGTCCTGTAACTGGGACAATGGAACCGGCTTCTACTGTAACAGAACCTACAGAAGCTGTCGCGGTTGCTGAAAATGTTATCGGAATTACCACAACTGTGGTAACGCCAACCGAACCTACGCCACCTGTTGCTTCAAGTCCTGTCGCTGGAACTGGAGTAATTGCTTCAGACTCTGCATCTCCAACTTCACCTGTTGCTTCAAGTCCTGTGACATTAATGTCGATGTCCGCCTGAACGGTAGCACTGCCAACTGCGCCGGTGGCTTCAAAGGACACGCTGCCTTCGTTCCAACCTTGCTCGCCCCAGCCTGCGCGGCCCCACCCCTCAAGGGGAACCGTAACATCCTGTGGAATGCCATTGACTTGACCAGTTGCTGCAATGCCGGTAAGAGTAACAATAGTTGCACTGGTAAAGCCAACCGTACCGACAACGCCGGTAGCTTCTAAACCTGTTTGAATAGGAGCAACTGAAGTTTGTGCTTCGGCAGTACCAACAGAAGCAGTTGCTGGTAATCCTGTAATATTTACAGAAACCCCAGTTCCACCGGATGCTGTGACCTCTCCGACAGAAGCAGTTGCTGCTAGGCTTTCAGTAGTAACACTCGAAGATGCTGTTACCGTAACCGCACCAACCGAAGCGTTAGCCGCCAGTCCTGTTACAGGGGCATTAGCTGTTGCTGTTACCGTAACCGCACCAACCGAAGCAGTTGCTGCGGCTGGTAAAGTAGGCTCACCAAACGTGCCACTGTTCCAGGCGCTGCGTCCCCAGCCCTCGAAGAAAACAGTGGCGTCGGCCATTACGCTATCCGGATAATCGCGTTAGATGCGTCAGCTGTTGGGAAAACAATTGTGAACGTACCAGATGTTGAAGTCTTGTCAGATCCAAAGTCCAGAACAACCACAGTTGGGTCACCCGCTGCTGTGTCGTTATAAATCAACGCGCCGCGTGCAGTAATTGTCGCAGAAGTAAACGACAAGTCTGCAAAATCAGTTAACGCGGTTGTACCAGAAGTGGTTGGCGTGACGTTCGTCAACGTGCCACCACCTGCAGTATACGTTCCTGAGTCACCTACCTCATCTGTCGCAGTGTACGCAGTCGTTGCCGCAGTGAAAGATGCGTTGTTGTCGTACAGTGCTAACTTAAATGTGTTACCTGTTCCGTTTGTGAAATCATGCGTTCCAGTCAGCAATTCCTGCTTGAAGCTGGTGCACATGAAGTTTCCGGTAAAAGCCATGTCACAGTCTCCTTAAAATTTCTGCCATATCGCTATGGCCTGCTTTCGTAAGCTCCGCGCCTATTGTAGCACGGTCTTGCTCGATGCCCATCTTGATGTATTGGGTTACAACTGCGAGCATCCGTTCACGGAAAGCTCGTGCTTGCGCCTGCAGGGCAGGATGACTTTTATCACCAACTGATATCAATCTGTTTACGCAAAGTTCTGCGACTTCCTCTGGTGTATGTCCGCGATCATTTGTTGTTTTAACCTCGAACGCGTCCAAAGGAGCGTCTAATTTCATTTCAAACATATTACTGTTTTGTTCTCATAACCTGACCAGAACGGTACTGGTCTGTTGTTTCTTTTGCTTCACCAAGCTGTTTCAAGCTGGCTACCGCTTCGGTAAAGCGTTGAGTATAGTTACCTATCAAGTCTGCTTCACCTTTCATGTATGTATATGCGTCAATCAATGACCCGTACAACATGGCCATTGGCGCGTTCTGACTCAGCCACGTTGTTCCGTCTTCTGCCTGATTTGTTAAACTGTCAGGACGGTAATAATAATGCAGCTCAAC